ATATGAGTAATATTAAAAACCCAGCGTCCTCAACGGCAAAAGTAAAAAAGCTTTTGCTTTTTGAAGGAGACCCTTTAATTAAAACTCTTAAGCCAGACTATTATGCTATTGTTGGTAAAGACACGCTTACTGGTATCGCAGACCCTACTGGAGAAGATCCAGGCTTTGATCCAGAGGACCCAGAGCTTCCAGAGGATCCAGGAGATGGTCTAAGGGCACCGTCTTTGTCTGATATAACTCTTGTAAGCAAGACCATGGTTACAGACAAAAACAAAAATCAATATGTTGAGTTTGTATTTAATGTTAAAAATAGCGGCGGAGAAACAGTAGTGGGGGCAGAGATTTATGGACAATAAACTAAACCTAGTTGGAGAATATATCCTTTACGAAGACGGCAAAGAGATATGCCGTAATAAAAACCTAATAACTAAATTTGGTAAAAGATATTTAACACAGTACCTTGCGGGACAATCAAATACAAATTTAAAAGATATTGCAATTGGCATAGGTTCTACTGCAGCATCAGTAAATGACACACAGCTAGGATTTGAATTTTATAGATCTCCAGTAACAATGAGTAGTATTGACATACAAACTAGCTCAGTAACAGGAGTTAGCACATATGGTGTAGTTCACAAGACAACAATACCAGTAGATGTTGTAGGAGTAATTAATGAGTTAGGTCTTTTTCCAACTGTATCTTTGTCAAGCACAGACTACGCAAGTAATTCTATTTCCACTTTTGAAGACAATCAAAGCTGGGTAGATTCAGGTGGGCTATACCCTACTGTATTAACAACACCAACTCCTAAAATTGGAACTTACTATTTATCTATGAGTGCACTTTCTTCTGGCACAAAACAATATTTTAATAATTTTAATATAGACGTATCTGGATACAGCGCACTAGATAGCCTAACAATTGCATATCGTCAATCTGATTTAAACTTAGATTACGTATTTGTAAGAATGTATGACTCAAACAATAACTACTATGAGATTAGATATGCAGGAGACGTATCAACAGGAGACAAGATTAAATCATTAACTTTAAACAATCTTTACAGCAGCGGTTATGGGTCTGGCCTTCCAGATCAGACTTCTATTGTTAAAATTGGAGTAGGCGTAAAAGCAAAATCATCGGGAGCAACAACAGTGTTGTTTGATGGATTAAGAATTAATGACGAAGATGCATTTAGAACAGACTACGGTCTTATTAGTAGATCGGTTTTAACTACTCCTATTGTAAAGACCTTTGGAAAACAAATGGTTATTGAATATAGAATTGGATTAGATTTTTAATGGGTGCTTACGATAGAGATGAAGTTGGTTATAGATTACCACCTGATTTAGAAATAACACCTGCAGCAGCTGCTGCCTCTGCTGCCGTAGGCTCAAAAGACTCTTACACAAAAAAAATAAAGCTTCCTCTTATAAAAAATAAACAATACAAATTCTTCTTTACATATTTACACGAAGACCCAGAGACAAAAGAAATAAAAGAAAGTGATAGGTCCCCAGTTTGGAAAGAAACTTTTACTATTCCAAATTTAACTAAGGCTGTAAAAAATTTAACATTAACTCCAGGATCACAATCTTACGGAGTTAAGTTTGATCTTGACCCTTTAAGTGAACAAGAAGATGTTGTTATATTTGAAAGCCTTACCAGTAATTTTGCTACACAAACTATTGTTTATACAGGAACATCTACTAACGTTTCAATTCTTACAACAGGGCCAAACGCCTTTGCGCCAAGATGGGTGAAGGTTAGATCCAGAGATAAATGGGATGACTTAAATATATCAGAAGCCACTGCTGGACCAGTAACACCTTTTAGTGCAGATGTTGATACAACATATACTGTTGAAAACCCAGCTAGTTCTTCTGCATCCGCTTCTATTGATCCTAAAGATTTAAGCGGATTTAGTCTTGTTTCAACAATTAGCTGGGCGCAATCTACAAATGTTAAAACGGCGGGATATGCAATAAGATGGTCAACAGATAATCCATCAACAGTAACAAACCCTTTATGGGAATACGCATCAGTAAGCGGAATAACAACAACCTCTTTTACCGCAACAGGATTAATTCCAAACACAACATATTATTATCAAGTTGCATCAACAACACCATACGATGTGGTAAGTTGGACAGGTGCCGCAAGTGGAACATTTATTGCTTCAGATGCAGATGGAACAGCGGCAGGTGCATTAGCAAGACTTAAATCTTTTATAGCAATAGGTGGGGCATCGCAAGATCTATTTAAAATAGGAACAGGCATATCTCAAAGTATTAATTTAAATACAGATCCGCTTGTAAGCCCAACATTAACTGCGGGAACCTATCATGGAATTATATTAAATAAATCAACTACCAACGTAGGTAATAACTTTTGGCTTACCACTGGTCAGTTTAGAGTTGGAAACCCAACAGAGTTTATGTACTGGAATGGAACAAACCTATATCTAACTGGAAATGTAAATGCTACAGGAGGCAAGTTTACAGGTAATGTCCAGCTAGCGATCCCAGCTGGGGCAACTACAAGTGGTACTCTTTTTGCAGGCGCTAATCCAACATCGGGGGCAAGAGTAAGATTTAGTAGCGAGGGTATATTTGCATATGATGCTACAAGCACGGACAATGCAACGGGTCAAACATTTTCTTTAGTTCAATCAACAGGTAGATTAAATGCCAATTTAGGTACAGTTGGCGGATGGACACTTGCAACAACAGGATTCTCATCAAGCAATACTAAAATTGAAAATGATGGAAACATCACGCTAGGAAATCAAGTAGGATCAATCTATCCAATAGTCAGACTTAGCGCAACCGATGATTTTAGATTGTGGGTTGGAAGCAACAGCTCTTCAACTGCTAAGTTTAGAGTTTCAAAAGAAGGTATTCTGTATGCTGAAGGAGCAGTCCTGGGTCTTGGAGCAGGATCAACAATTGAGGGTTACGCTACAACTGGAAGCCTAGATCTATATACCTTAAAAACGGTTACAAGTGGTATTAACAGTAGACTCGTAAGTGTTGAAGGAGATTATGTATCAGCAGCTACATTGAGTACGAACTTGGCAACAAAAAATACAACATTTGTTTCAGCTGCCGAACCAACTGCTAATAGAATAGGAGACCTGTGGATAGACACATCAGCAGATAATGAATTAAAAACTTGGACTGGTAGCTCTTGGACAAGTCGAAGAGATACATCTTTTGCTACAAAAACATCTTTAAATTCTAAATTAAGCGCAACTGCATATATTGTACAGAATTCAGTAAATAATAAAATTTCTGCTGACGCCACAGGCTTTGAGGTCTATGCTGGATCAACTTCAACTGCAAGTAGCGGTGTTAAAATAACATCTGAAGGAATTTTAGGCTATAAAAACGGAAGCCCTACTTTTACTATAACAAACCAAGGAGATGCTACATTCTATGGAGCATTAAGTGCAGCTACTGGATCATTTACGGGAAGATTATTTGTAAACAATGACACAGGATACATAGATACAGCAGGAACTAAATCAGTAAATGGAATAGGAGTAACAAGTCTTGTAGTAAAGGCTTTAGGATTCAGATCTACGGATGACTCTGGCTGGACAAGTACTTGCTACCCATGGACCGAAGGTCTATTTTCTTTAGGAAGCACTCAATATTCTTGGTATAGGTTATATATGGAAGATGACGTATATTTTGCTAACGGAACAACTTATAAAATTGAACAAAATGGCGATGCCTTTCTGAATGGATATGCCCTTTCAGGAGGTTTTGGTGTATATAGTCACTGGGCTCCAAGATCTGACAACACTTATGACCTCGGAGGCTGGTCTTTATCAAGCACTGGAATCCAGCAAAATAAAAGATGGAGACAGATTTATTCAAATAATTCAACAATTACAACATCTGACAGTAGATTAAAAACTGATATTTCTGATTCAGAGCTAGGACTAAACTTTATAAATAAACTACGTCCAGTTACATACAGGTGGATAGAAGGGTCTAAAGAACCAGTTCTTGTAGATAAAGAAGTAAAGCACATAGGCATAGATAGCGTATCAGTTGAAAAAATAGATATCGTAAAAACCCAAAAAATTAGTGGGCAAGATGAAGAAGGAAACGACATATATGAAACAGTATCTGTTCCAGGAAAAAGAAGACACGCTGGTTTTCTAGCTCAAGAAGTAAAGCAAGTACTAGATGAGCTTGAAGTCGAAGATTTTGGCGGCTGGGTATCAGATAATATTGAGGATCCAGAAGCAATACAAAGTCTAAGATACGAGCAATTTGTAGCGCCTTTAACAAAGGCTGTACAAGAACTATCGGATATGGTAGAATCATTACAACAAGAAATAAACATACTGAAGGGTATATAATGGAAAAAGTAGAACTAGTAGTTCAAGCATTGCAACAGCGTATCGGTGAGATAGTCTCACAATATGAGACGCATATAGCAATTCTTCGTGCTGAAATTACAGAGCTGACTGATAAAAATAAATCACAGGAAGTTCCATCGGAACAACCAAAGGGGTAAGATATGGCAATTTTAAAATCAACTAATGTTAATTCTGGAGATCCAGTAACTTATGATATTATCAATAATATTATATTAGATCTAAATGAATTAAACAAAGCAACTGCAGCTAAGTTTAATTTAAACTTAACTCAGACAGGCGGCAAGGACGGCAAAGATGCAGTATCTCAAACTATTTATAGCACAACAAAATTAGTTAAAATAAAAGCAAAAACTGCTGGAGGATCAGGAGCAACCTGGGACTTTTCAAAAGCAGGATTTACTAACCCGCCCAGATGCTGGGTTCAGGCCAGAAGCTCTGCCTCATTAAAAGCTTCTCAACTTAATTTTACAACCATCATTACAAATGTTAGTACTACAAGCATGACCTTCAAAGTAAGAGGCCCAGGCGGTACAGCACAAACTGATGCAGATATTGAGTTTGATTGCTTCGCAGTCGAAGCATAACCTATTGACAAACTAAACCAATATGTTACAATTACTGTAACACCAAAGTCACGTACCCGTGACTTTTTTACATATTAAGGTAGACAATGAGTAACGATTTAAAATGGATGATCTCATCCGACCAGCAATTCCCGTATCAAGATGACAAGATGATTGCCCTTTGGTTTAAGGTAATGAAGTGGTTTAAGCCTGACGTTGTTGACTACCTTGGTGATACAGATGATCAAGCATGCTATAGCAAGTACACAGAAGGACGCTCAGCAGAGTTCTTGAACCTTCATAAGACTGACAGTCGAGATCTTATTGTTCCAATGATGCGCCATGAAGCAAAAGGTGCAAGAGATTTTTATACTAAGACAAGAGAGATGTTGCCAGAAGCGCAACTATTTTCAGCACTAGGAAACCACGATGTTAGAATTTTTAACTATATAGATGCAAAGCTTCCTGATTATATTAATGAGGTTACTCCAGAAGCCCTTTGGGGATTAGATTCTTTAGGCTATGAATATATTCACTATAACGAACTACCTAAGCGCCGCTTTGGAGATATCCACGTACACCATGGACTTTCAATTGCAGCAACTGGTTCTGTTCGCAAGGACATGGAAGACCTTCAAGTATCTTTAATTAGAGGTCACTCTCATAGAATTGCATCTCATCTAGTTACTTATGAATTACGAAACGGCGGAGAAGGAGAAACACTCCGAGGCTACGAGCTTGGGCATATGTGTGACGAAAAGGGTCCAGGAATGAAGTACATGCAACACCACGACTGGCAAAAGGGATTTGCCGTAGCGCATATAGTTAATGATTATCCACATATCAACATGATACATGTTGCTCCAGACTATTCATGTGTCGTTGACGGGAAGCTGATTACACTATAATGTGGTGCGGAAAATGTGGTGGTAGGGTTTTTGTAGATAGAGTATTCTCACAAAAGCTACACGTAGAGTTGTTCTGCATTCTATGCGGGAAAAGAAATATGATTAATAAAGAGACGAGTGCTTTCGGGAAATGGCTAGAAAAAAGAGAGACGTTAAACGCAAAAAACTACGGTATTTCTTCTTAAACGATAAAGTACATAAGGTTTTGAGATCATCAAGGTCTAAAGATGAATTAGTTGCTTGGTGCTACCCTGATCGCAAAAGAGTCATGTATTCGCATTCTCAGGTTGAAAAACATATGGAGAATGCCTACACAATGAAAGATGTTTCTGGGCTTTTAAATAAGCACACAGTAACTCTTCACGATTATATTTTAGAAGGAAAGATTAAAGCTCCTTCAAAGATATACCCTATTGGAGATCCAGAAAATAAACATTGGTCTAAGTATATGTTTAGCCAAAAAGATATCTTAGGCTTACATGAGTTTATATTAGACTCAGGGCATTCTAAAAACTTGCCATCAAAGGCAGAACTGCTGGGTCTTTTCAAACACAACATTATATTGTATACTAAGACTGACTCGGGATTCGTACCAGTATGGAAGGCGGAGTAATGAATAGAAGCGTTACTTGTCCTACTTGTGGAAAAGAATGGGAATTGCGATGGGGCATATTCGCCCATGATAGTTTATCTAGACATATGAAGGAGCACAAGTGACAACTAGAGTTAAGGTGGACCTCTCGTTCACACGTAATTTAGGTAACTATGAAAGCATTAAGATAGGTGTTGGCGTTGAAGACGATCTTCGTTCTGGAGAAAGTGTTGATGCGGCAACAGAAAGAGTTTATAAGTTTGTCGAAGGCAAGCTTATTCAAAAAACTCGTGAGGTAGAAGAAGAGCTCAAGAGTGGCAAATGAAAAAGAGCCATACGTACTGATTGGACTTTACCTGTCTCTATACAAAGAGAAGTATAACAAGGCGCTTACTCTAAACAAGTTTAGAGAGAAGTGGGCTATGAATGATGTTATTGAAAGTGTTGGGTTCCAACGTGCTCAAGAACTTTTAATATACTATTTTTCTACCAACAAGACTGGGCACCCATTAAATTTCTTCTATAACAACTTTGATAGAATTGATGCATTAAATAAAGAAATTAAAAAGGACAAGCTTAACCGTAGCATTCTTTTGAATGAGACTAAGAAGATGGTGGAGGGCGAAGAGTGAATACAGAAGCAACATTAATCTCTGCTGTATGTAAGAATAAAGATATCAGCACACTGCTAGCAGATAACGTAGATGATCTGTTTACATCCCATAGAGATATATGGGAAAGCCTAAAGTCATACTACTATAAGTTTAAAGCAGTTCCTGAAGCAGGCGTTCTTATGGAACGTCATAAAGATTTTGAACCAGTTGAGGCTAAGGCAGAGACTGGATACTACCTAGACATATTAAAAAATGAGTTCATCTCTAACAAGCTTAAGACAATAATCATGCGTGGCGGATCCGCTCTTAAAGAAGATGCAGCCTCAAGAGTTCTTGCACAAATGCAGAGCGACCTTGCTGGACTAAGCCGATACACAAACAACGTAAGAGACTTAGATATTGTTGATGTTGAAAGCGCTGCACGACATTACCAAGCAGTTAAAGAGCGTTCATCTGTAATGGGCGGAGCCCCAGGAATCCTTACAGGATTTGAAGCTATTGATAAAGCATACCCAACAGGTATGGCCCCAGGACATTTGATTGTAGCAATTGGTTGGCCAGGAAAAGGTAAGACATGGTTTACTGCTTACCTAGCATGCAAAGCGTGGGAGCAAGGGTTTAAACCAATGATTGTATCTCTTGAAATGTCTCCAGAGAATATGCGTGACCGTATCTTTACGATGCTTGGCTCAGGTATATTCCGTGCAAGCGATTTGTCAAAGGGTGATATTAACATTGATGATTTCCGTAACTGGGGAAACAAAAAGTTTGAGGGAAAGAATAGTTTTGTTCTAATCTCAAATGAAGGTGCATCAGAAGTTACCCCTGCAACTATTCAAGGCAAGATAGATCAGCATAAACCAGATTTAGTTATCCTAGATTACCACCAGCTATTTAATGATAACAAGCGCTCTAACTCTGAAGTAGAAAGAAATAGAAACGTTTCTCGTGAGTTTAAAATGCTTGCAGTTTCTAACAACATTCCTATTATTGATATCACCGCTGCAACTGCAGACGATATCTCTGATCAAGATAATCCGCCAATGATGAGCCAAGTTGCTTGGTCAAAGGCAATTGAGTATGATGCTGATATGGCTCTAGCCGTTCACAGATACCCACAAACTAATATGATTGAGATTGTTTCTCGCAAGAATAGACACGGTCACGATTTTAATTTCTATCTAGACTGGGATATCAACCGTGGTATCGTCAAGGAAATTTACGAGAATCCATTCCAAAAAGATGAACCACAAACAGATAAAAAGATTTCAAGTAAGGGTTGAGTTTGCTGACGACTCTGGTATACCTAGATTAAAATACCAGTACGAAAGCATGCTTACTCACGATATGAGAAGCAAAGGTTATGCTAGAGTCCTTGACATAGACACTAGTTTCTCGGTAGAATTTGACGGACAAACGTGGGTGTTCTTAATGACACTTTACGGAGTATATGTAGGAAAGAAGAAGGCATGGCTATCAGAGGGTATAACGCAAGGAAAATTGATTCCACGCAATATGCGCCCAACCATATCAAGTCAGTAATAAAAGCTTTAGGCTTAGATATAGTTGCGGAACCAGGCAATGAGGTTATGTTTTACTGCCCATTTCATTCCAATAGACATACTGCAAGTTGCTGTATAAACAAATCTTCAGGGGCATGGCTGTGCTTTAATCCATCATGCGGAGAGTCTGGAACATTAACTGAGTTAGTTAGACGTGTGCTACACAAAAATGACTTTGAAGCAATTAGATTTATTGCAACACAAGAGCAAGCAGCACTTAATAATTTTGATGAGGTTATGGCAAGCATGTTTGAGGAGAAGCCAGATTTTGAGGAGTTCTCTCAGGAGACCTTAGATAGATTACATCTAGATCTTGCAGTTAATGAAAATGCAAAAGACTATCTTAAATCTAGAGGTATTAACGAAGAGTCTATGAATCATTTTGGTTTAGGGTATTCCTCTAATATGAATATGGTTATCACTCCAGTCCATAGTCCAGACGGAACACCTATAGGTTTAGTAGGAAGATCAATTGAGGGCAAGTCATTTAAAAATAGCACTAACTTGCCTAAAAGCAAAACTTTATTTAACGTTCACCGTGCCAAGAAGATTGGCGAACATGTTATTGTAGTTGAGTCCAACTTTGATGCAATTAGAATACATCAGGCGGGATTCCCAAACGTAGTAGCAGTCCTAGGTGGAATATTATCCACAGAGCAGCATAAACTTTTAAATAGATATTTTAATAAAATAACTGTAATGACAGACTCAGATTTGGCTGGCAGAGAGCTAGGCTTGAGCATAGCCAATAGATTAAAAAATAAAGACCTCTTGTGGGCTTCCCATGAATATGGTAAGATATATCCACATGATGCAAAAGATGCTGGCGACATGACTGATGAAGAAATTAAAACCTGTATTAAAAATGCAGTATCAGACATAGAGTACCGATCTTGGACCCCATAATAAAACAAACTAAAGATGGATATACACCATCAACTATATGAAATGAGGAAACATGGGAATAGTAAAAGGGTTGAAAGACCTTAACAAGGTAATGGACAAGCCACAGTCTTCAGGTGGAGACGGTACAAAGGCTCGTTGGGTTAAGTTAGAGGATGCAGAGAGCGTTAAAGTTCGCTTTCTTCAAGAACTTGATCCAGACTCACCTACCTACAATGAAAAGCTAGGCCTTGGATTTATTGCAGTAGAACACACAAATCCAAAAGACTATCGTCGTAAGGCTCTATGCACAATGGACGATCAAGGAAAGTGTTACGGTTGTGAACAACACCGCAAGGACTATAAGGCAGGATGGAAGGGTCGTTCACGACTTTACATTAATGTTCTTGTAGATGATGGCAAGGAAGATCCTTATGTAGGAATCTTGTCTCAGGGTTCAAGTGGTAAGACAATTACACCAACACTTATCGAGTATGCTGGAGAAATGGGAAGCATTACTAACCTAATGTGGCGCATCAAGCGTACTGGTACAAAGACAGATACAAGTTACACAATTATCCCACTTGCAAAAGATGAAACACCATTTGATGGTTCATCACTTGAGCTTTATCAGCTTGAGGATACAGCAGTGCGTGACATGCCATACACAGAGCAAGAAGCATTTTTTGCTGGTGAAAATAGTAATGGCGAAGAGTCTACTTCTTCAAGTAGCGTAGACTGGTAATAGGTTAAGAGGCGGAGAGTTAAATGAAATTTACACACTTACATGTGCATTCCTACTATTCTTTAATGGATGGGCTTAACTCTCCCCTCGAACTTGTTCAGGCTGCAAAGGCAGCGGGACAAACAGCAATAGCAATAACAGATCACGGAACCCTATCTTCACATAGAGAAATGCAGATTGCTTGCAGAGAAGAAGGAATAAAGCCTATCCTTGGAGTAGAGGCATACATATCTCCAACAGATAGATTCGATAAGTCTTCAAAGACAGATAAATCTATTCAAGCATATAACCACATCATCCTATTAGCAAAAAATAAAAAGGGGTTAGAGAATATTAATATCCTTCAGGAGATTGCTTGGAATGAAGGTTTTTACCATAAGCCTAGAATTGATAGGGAGGTCCTCAATGAATACTCGGAAGGCATTATTGTATTGTCTGGATGTCTTAATGGTCTTATTTCTAAGTCTATCGAAAAAGGCGAATTCTCTGAAGCTAAGATTGTTCTCAAAGATTTTAAAAAGACTTTCGGTGAAGATTTTTATGTTGAGGTTCAGTCTCACAATCCAGAAGAAATAAATTCTAAATTGTTAGAGCTTGCTGACGAACTTAAAATTAAGGCGGTGGCAACAGGAGATGCCCACTTTGCTAAAGAAGAAGATAGAGTATTAGAAGAAGCAATGCTCATATTATCAACATCTCCTAAGATGGATAAAGATGCTGATTTTGAAATGTCTAGACAGATTAAAGATATTAATGAAAGATTAAATTACCTATATCCAGACCGTAGAATATCATTTCAAGACTACAATTTATTTATCCAATCACGATCTGAAATTGAGGCTGACTTTAATAAAGCTGGAATTACTCGTACAGATATATATGAGAATACAATTGAGATTACAGACAAGGTTAAGGAATATGACTTTAACAGCGGCTTAGACCTTCTCCCAGTACCGAAGACGGATGCCGACGAGAAACTGGCTCAGATGGCCTCTGAAGGCCTTAAAGGGCTAGGTCTGGCAGAGTCTCAAGTTTACATTGATAGGCTTAATGAAGAGTTATCTGTGATTAAAGATAAGTCATTTGCATCATATTTTTTAGTTGTGGCAGATATGATTAACTGGGCTAAAGAAAATAATATTATGGTTGGTCCTGGCCGTGGTTCCGCAGCTGGATCTTTAGTTTGTTATACATTAGGAATTACTGATGTGGACCCAATAGAGTATGATTTACTGTTCTTCCGTTTTATTAATCCAGAACGTAATGACTTTCCAGATATCGATACGGACTTTGAAGACCGCCGTCGTAAAGAGGTTAAGGATTATTTAAAGAAGAAGTTTAAGCACGTTGCGTCTATTTCTACATACACTTACTTTAAAGATAAGGGTGTAATTAGAGATGCTGCTCGTGTATTCATGGTTCCACTTTCAGATGTTAACCGTGCAATGAAGTCTATTGATACCTTTGAAGACTTTGTTGAGTCACCAAATACTAAAGAGTTTAGAACCAAATACCCTGAAGTCTTGTGGCTTGCAGATAGACTTCGTGGAAGAATTAGATCTGTTGGAGTACACGCTGCAGGTGTTGTGGTTGCAAAAGATGATTTAAGAAAATACGCTCCTGTTGAATCAAGAGCGGACGCAAGTGATTTAGTATCAGGTAGAATTCCTGTCGTCGCATACGATATGGATACGGTTGCAGATATAGGTCTTATTAAGCTAGATGCACTAGGTCTTAAGACTTTATCTGTGATCTCAGATACACTTGCTTCAATTAAAAAACGCTCAGGCAAAAATATTAATCTTTCAGAGTTAACCCTTGACGATCCAGATGTTTATAAGGTTCTAAGCGAAGGATATACAAAGGGAGTGTTTCAAGCAGAAGCAACTCCGTACACCAATTTGCTAATCAAGATGGGTGTAGATAAGTTTGAAGACCTTGCTGCATCAAATGCATTAGTTCGTCCAGGAGCCATGAATACAGTGGGTGCTTCTTATATTAAGCGTAAACACGGTAATGAAGCAGTCCAGTTTATTCATCCAATTATGAAGCCTTTTACCGAGAATACATATGGTGTTATTATATATCAGGAGCAGGTTATGCAGGCATGCGTACACCTGGGCGGTATGACTTGGTCAGAGGCTGATAAGGTCCGCAAGATTATTGGAAAGAAGAAAGATGCAAAAGAGTTCGACCAATTCAAAGATAGGTTTATTGCTGGGGCTTCAAAACACATTTCTAAGAAGCAAGCCGAAACGCTCTGGCATACTTTTGAAGCGCATGCTGGTTATTCTTTTAACCGCTCCCATGCTGTTGCTTACTCTATGCTTAGTTATTATACTGCTTGGCTTAAGTTTTATTATCCACTTGAGTTCATGTTTTCGATTCTTAAAAACGAAAATGACAAGGACAAAAGAACAGAGTATCTGATTGAGGCTAAGAGATTAAAGTTAAGTATTAAGCTTCCACATATCAACGAGTCTGATGTATTCTTTTCTTTAAAGGAAGACTCGATTAGATTTGGTCTCGGAGAAGTAAAGTTTATTTCAGATAGTATTGCAAACAAAATTATTGACCAGAGACCGTTTGCTTCTTACTCAGAGTTTATTGACAAGGCTTCTAAAAAAGGTAGCGGAATAAATAGCCGTGCTATCTCTGCCTTAAATGCAATCGGTGGAGCGGCATTCCCAGACAATCCTAGAAGCGGAAATGAAAAGGATAGTTACTACGAGTATCTAGGTATACCTACATTTAACCTAGAAGGAATTCCACCACGTATTAAATCACAAGCAAGACCTATTGAAGAGTTTGAAGACTTGGGATCATTTGTTATGTTTGGTATGGTTAAATCAATAAAGCGTGGTAATGGATGGGCACGTATTGAGTTGGTAGATGAAACTGGATCTATTGGTCTATTCCATACAGAGCAGACTCAGATAGAGACAGGACAGATGTATTTTATCCTTGTAGGTGATAATAGAATTGCTCGTTATGTAAAGGTTAGCGATATGGATCCCTCTGGCTCTAATTCATTTGTAGACTACTTATATAAAAAGCAATATGATCTTGACGAAGACGAGTATGTTGTAGTAGACTTTACTCCGTATGTAACAAAAGCTGGAAAAACAATGAGCCATATAGTTCTTTCAAACGCACAAAAAGAATTAACTAGAGCAATTGCTTTCCCCACAATGTATAAAATGTCCCTTGCTAAAATGCGAGAAGGAATGAAATGTAAGGTTGTTCTATCTACTTTAGATGATGGAACTTTAATGGTAAAGGAAATAAAATGACAGAAGAAGTGCAGCACGACATTAATCAAATACAGGCTTCACTAACTGCAAGCAAGGTTCTTGTTGCAATTCTTGAGACCCTCGGTGAAGTTAGAGTAGAAACAAAAACATTGGTAGGAGCGGAAAATAAAGACAAAGAGCTCATTGTAGATTACGATGAGAATGGACCATCTTTTATTTTTAGACTTCCACGCCCAGGTGATTTTGAATTTAATGCAGATCTAATTGAAGAAGCAAATATAGCTCAAGAAAACAAGGATCTAATTAATGACTTCGAATAATTTAGTTACGGAATACGGACTAGACGCCCTAGCAGCCATATTACACGAAACTGCAATTGAAAAAGGATTTTGGGATGGAACAATTAGTTACGACAAAGTCGGGAATAAGTTAGCTTTAGTTCATTCAGAAGTTACAGAAGTACTTGAGGCAATTAGAAAGAATAAAGGTTCAGAAGAAGTTGTTGAAGAGATGGCAGATGTAATTATCAGATTACTTGATATCTATGCAGCAATGAGAAATTCAGGAGACTTAATACATAGCCTAGATGAAGTTCTAGAAAAGAAAATTAATATAAACAAGGAGCGTCCAGCACTTCACGGCAATTTATTTTAATGCTATACTATAAAAAAGAGAGAGTATAAATGAGCGTAGATATCGATAACATATTAGCAAAGCTAGACCCTAAAACAAGAGCAAGAGTTCAATCTGCACAGGATGTACAAGTTGAAAAACAACTTACTCCAAGTATTGGACTAAACTTTGCATTACGTGGGGGGTTAGGATACGGTAGGCAAGTACTTGTATGGGGCAACAAGTCCGCTGGCAAATCTTCTTTCTGCTTACAGATGATCGCTCTTGCACAAAAAGAAGGTAAGACTTGTGCTTGGATTGATGCAGAAGCATCGTACGATCAGTCTTGGGCCGAGCAACTAGGAGTAGATTCATCTTCCCTTATTTACTCTCCTGCAAAAACCGTTAATGATATGGTTGATGTTGCTACTAAGTTAATGGATGCAGGTGTTGATCTTATTGTTGTAGACTCTATCTCTGCATTACTCCCTGCTATTTATTTTGAAAAAGACGGAAATGAAATGAAGGATTTGCAAGATACAAAGCAAATCGGCGCTGAAGCAAAGGATATGACCCACGCAGTCAAGATGTTAAATTATGCAAACAAAAACACACTACTTGTTCTCATCTCACAACAACGAAATCAGTTTGGATCTATGCATGCTAGTCACATCCCCACGGGTGGCATGGCTGTCAAGTTCTTCTCTTCCACAGTTATCAAACTCTGGTCTTCTGAAGCTGAGGCTAATGCTATCAAAGCTGGCATTAAAGTTGGCGACAAAATTATTGAACAAAGAGTTGGCAGGCCAGTTAACTGGATTGTTGATTACAACAAGCTCGGCCCCCCAAATTTATCGGGACAATACGACTTCTACTACCAAGGGAGTGTTCTTGGTGTAGACAGTGTCGGAGAAACTTTAGACGTTGCAGAAATGTGCGGCATAGTAGAAAAAGGTGGAGCATGGTATACAGTAAATGGAGAACGTTTTCAAGGACGTGCAAAGGCTGTAGCATACTTAAAGGAAAATCAAGATGTTGTAGACAAATTAATAGGAGAAATAAATGCCAAACATTAATGAGTTTCTTAATAAACCAGAGCGCATCTTCCCTTCGGAGCTTGAAAGAATAGGCGGAGCAAAGCCTTGCAGTAAGTGTGACAAAGATTCTACAGAGTATTTTTGGGATGCATCTACAACAACTATATCTTGGGAATGCCCTGACGGACATAAAAACTCTTACTCGGTGGGATAATGTCAGAAAGATCAGAAGTAAAACGTGACGGGGCTAAGGCTCAAAAAAATAGCGGAAGAGGAGATTATCAAAAAGGTGATGCTCAATGGAAGCAATTCCTTGTTGATTATAAAGAAGCAGGAACATCATTTACTTTAAATAAAGATAACTGGGCAAAAATTTGTACAGATACCTTTAAAGTAAATAGAGATATGCATCCAGCGCTAAAGATTATTATAGGAGCAGAGTCTAAGGTTAGGCTAGGCATTATCGAGTGGTCAGTTCTTGAAGAGCTGATCGAATTTTATGAGGAGAACCATGAGTGATAAGAATACGCTAGAACTTATTAGTGACATAACAGAGTTTAATGACCTTCACGAGTTTATGAAGGACGAGCACTTAGATAAGGCGTTAGCCATTGTTGTAAAGCTTTTAATGAACCCTGATGTTCCTTCGGCAAAGGCTCCTATGCTTATTATGGAACTGCAGGCAATGTCAACTAAATTTGCAGTAATGTCTTCTATCTATTCAACTATTGCTAAAGATAAAGCGGGCACAGTAAATAACAATAAAAAGAACGTATATTATTCAGTAAAGGAGTCCATAGACAAACTTGTAGATGCACTTAAATATGTTGTTAGGTATAACTCATGATTCAAAAAAGAATTATGTTTTTGTTTATTTTTATTGGTTCAGCAATAGGATTGTTTGTTTTAAATTCTAATCAACCAGAGTGCATTAACCTATACGTAGACTACGGAAATAATTCTGCAGTAGAAAAGAAATGCGTCAGTGCCAGTGGTAAAGTTAATTCTTTAGATCTATTAAAGACACATGGGTATAATATAGAGGGAACAGTAAAGTATGGAAATGCTGTTGTCTGCAGAGTAAATAATTTTCCCAACAACAGTGTTGAAAAATGCCAAGACATGCCACCAGAAAATGCATATTGGGCCGTGTTAGTAAAAAAAAATCAGGCCTTGCCATTTCCAAGAAATGAATGGGGATGGGCACAAAAGGGAATTAATGAAACTTTTGTCGAACCAGGAGACCACCTTGGCTTAGTATTTTCTACTAAAGGAGAAGTAAGATGGCCGTAGAATTATTAGAAGAAAAGGTTAAGAATAAATCTTTTCCAGTATTAATTATTGCTCAGCTTTTTATAACAGTTTTTGCTTTATCTGTAGTTAATGAAATTGCAGTAGATGTTTGGCGTTCTTTAAGGGGTCACTGATGGTAATACTAAGTAAAATTTATACTAAAACTGGCGATGATGGGCAAACCTCTAACGCTAATAACGAAAGGGTGTCTAAGACTAGCCCTATGATGGAAGCTATAGGTGCTGTAGATGAGGCCAACTCTGCTATTGGAATGGCAACCGATGAGTATAATGATATTATTGAAAGAGTTCAGAGCGACTTATTTGATCTTGGCGCAGAGCTTGCAGGTGCTTCAACAATAACAATATCTGAAAACAGAGTAACATATTTAGAAAATGTAATTGATGACTATAATGAATATCTAGAACCTTTAAGATCTTTTGTTTTACCAACAGGACCACTGCACAATGCAAGGACTGTTGTAAGAAGGGCAGAGCGTGAAGTTTGGAAGATAGAAAACGTAAATCCAAACATTGCTAAGTATTTAAATCGTCTATCAGACTTATTGTTTGTTATGGCTAGATATCACAATAAAGGAAAAGAAAAAATGTGGGTGCCAAACAATGGGTAGAGAAATTGTAAAAAACCTTAAATTTAAAAAGCACACAGGAAAATTCTTTGATCCTGAGTTGTTTGCTCAGTTACTTGATGAGTCATATCGTAATACTAAACGAGCAGACGGAGAGATGACAAAGAAGTCATTTAGTCCAAGTTCGTTAGGTTATGGTCATGGTAAGTGTCCTAGATACTGGTACATGGCATTTTCTGGCGCAGTCTTTATTGATGATAACGATGCAGTTGCTGTTGCTAATATGGCACAGGGAACTCAGGCGCATGAGCGACTACAGAAGCTTATTTCTACTATGCCAGAGTGGAGAGCGGAAGAAGAAGAAATTATTAATGAGTATCCGCCTATCAGAGGCTTCATAGATCTTATTATGGAGTACGATGGCGAGACAGTAATTGGTGAAATTAAAACGGCAAAGCAAGAGGTGTGGGATACTAGACAATCAGAGATGAAGCCTACAGACAACCACATGCTACAACTTCTTACCTACATGAAGCTGAAGAATGCTAAAGAAGGATTCTTCCTGTATGAGAATAAGAATACTCAAGAAATCCTGGTTATTCCAATTTCTATGAACGAAAAAAATACAAGGATTATCGAGGAGACCTTTGCCTGGATGTGCGAAGTCTGGGATAATTTTAAAGATGGGGATCTTCCAAAAAGACCTGAAGGTGCTACTAAATCAAAGATGCCTTGCACTTACTGCCCAGTTAAGAAGGAGTGCTACGCAAAGGGTGGACCTGTAGGCACTGTTGAAATTGATTTGTTTTCGGTATCTAATATATGATCTGCGCTAACTCTGAATGTAAAAAAGATTTTGTGCCTAAGACTCACAATCAAAAATACTGTACAGATGAGTGTTGCCGTGTTGCAACCAACAGAAGAATTATGGAAAAGTATTACGAAAAGAAAGCTATTAGGGGCGGTGCTGCAAGGCCTTGCTCAAAATGTAAAGCTCAGTTAAGCAGGTATAACAATTCAATGCTATGCTCAACTTGTGAAAAAAGCATTAATATAGATACTAAAAATAAATTATTTAGGATGATCGATGACGCTAGCTAGTTTGAAAAAGACACAAGCAGATAGAGTTCTTGGAATAGATGCTTCAACAAACTCTATTGCTTTTTGCTTGATGGAAAATGATGTTCCCCTCAAGTGGGGCAAGATTGAACTACATGGTCTTGATATATATGAAAAGATACACGATGCAAAAAATAAAATGCATTCAATGCTTGAAGAGTTAAGATCAGATTATATTGTTGTTGAAGGTGCGGTGTTTGTAAAGTCTGCAGATGCTGTAATTAAACTATCATATGTTTATGGAGTAGTTATAGCAGAGTTGATGTCTACTGGAGCGAAGGTTATTACAATAGCCCCATCCTCTTGGCAGGCATACATAGGCAATAAGAACCCAACCAAAGAAGAGAAGCAGGCAATAAGAGCACTTAACCCAGGCTATGCCGACTCTTGGTATCAAAACAAATTAAGGAACATGAGAAAGCAGAGAACTGCTGACTACTTTAACAGGAAGTATAATTTAAATGTGGTGGATTTTGACGTTGCAGATAGCTTTGGTATTGCACATTATGCTAACAAAGTACTAACAGAGCGATGAAGTTATATCAAAGTAAAGATTGGCTACATAGAAGATATGTGGTTCAAAAGAAAACGGTAACTGAAATTGCCGATGAATGTAAAGTCTCTGCTATGACCATACAGAGATATCTAGAACAGTTTCAATTAATTAGGAGAAGATAATGCTAAAGGCGGTATTTGGAGATGTCAACAATTTTAATTGCAGTGACTTATATTTAAGATCAGTAGGTGCACCAGCAGGTAATAAGATCTGGGGAGCATGCCATGAAATTGCACATATGTTAATTGAAAAGAATATCTCGTACGGCAACTCTGCCCTTGAGCCAGCAAGAATATTTTCAACGGCGGACTCAACAGAGCAATTAAAAGTTCGTATTGATGATAAATTAAATAGGGTAAAGAATAACCAAGGATATGCTGGAGACAACGATATTGATGATTTAATTGGATATTTAGTCCTATATAAGATTGCCAGGGCTAATTCTGATTGACATTTTAGTCGACTGAAAGTATACTGTATTAATGAGCGAAATAGAATTGTCAGAACGTTTTGACAGAATGAATAGGGTAGTTGAAGAACTTCTAAAAGGAAGCACACCCACACAGATTTCCACAATTACAGGAATACAGCGCAAGGAAGTCCTTGAGCTAATCGATGACTGGAAAGACGTTGTCCATAATGATAGCAACATCAGAGATCGTGCCCGAGAAGCCATCTCAGGGGCGGATCAACACTATGCCATGCTTATCAAAGAAGCTTGGAAGACTGTAGAAGATGCAGATCAATCTGGACAGTTAGCAGTCAAATCTGGTTCACTAAAGCTTATTGCAGACATAGAGACTAAAAGAATTGCAATGCTTCAATCAATTGGCGTCCTTGAAAATAATGAAATTGCATCTCAAATTGCAGAAACAGAACGCAAGCAAGACATTCTTGTTAAAATTTTAAAAGAAACTACATCAACATGCCCTAAGTGTAAGATGGAAGTTGCAAAGAGATTGTCCCAAATAACTGGAGTAATCGAGTCAGTCCCAGTAGAGGAAGCCGATGTCGTTTGAGTTTACCGACCTTATCGACATGCTTGATGGAGAGGAGTTCGATGAGAAACCAGTCGATCTTAAAACGTTTGTTAGAAGTCCAGAATACCTTGGGCTTCCAGAACTTTCCGACTATCAGTACACGCTTATCGAAAAAAGCTCGCAAATTTATAAAGACTCAACCCTTATCAAATTATTTGGAGAAGAAGAAGGAAGAATAAGATTTAAGCAAACTGCAAATGAAGTAGTTGCTCAGCTTGGCAAAGGTTCAGGAAAAGATTACTGCTCAACAATTGCAGTTGCCTATATAGTATATTTACTATTGTGCTTAAAAGACCCAGCCACATATTACGGAAAGCCTCCAGGAGATAGCATTGATATCATTAATATTGCTATTAACTCTCAGCAGGCAAGCAACGTATTCTTTAAAGGATTTAAAACAAGAATTGAAAAGTCCCCTTGGTTCGCAGGAAGATACACAGACAAAGCAGCAGAAGTTAAGTTTGATAAAGCAATAACAGTACACTCAGGCCACTCAGAGCGTGAAGCCTGGGAAGGATATAACGTTATCGTTGTTATCCTAGATGAGATTTCTGGCTTTGCAATTGAAAATACAACAGGGCACGACCAAGCAAAAACAGGTGCGGCTATATATGACATGTATCGTGCATCAGTAGACTCTCGTTTTCCAGACTTCGGCAAAGTTATTTTGCTTTCATTCCCCAGATACAAAAACGATTATATTCAGCAAAGATACAATGCCGTCGTAGCTGACGTTGAAACAGTTGTTCGTGATCATCGGTTTAAGATGGATGAAGATCTACCAGATGGAACAGTAGGAAATGAGTTTGAGATTCAATGGGAGGAAGACCATATCCTTTCATATAAAATTCCTAGAGTATACGCTTTAAAGAGACCAACTTGGGAAGTTAATCCAGTAAGAAAGATTGATGACTTTAAGGTTGCATTTTTTACAAACCCTATGGACGCTTTATCACGTTTTGCATGTATGCCACCTGATGCAGTTGATGCATTCTTCAAGTCAAGAGAAAAGGTTGAGAAGGCTTTTAATAAAGCCCACCTAGCAGTAGATAACTTTGGTAGATTAGAAGAATGGTTTATACCAGATCCAGATAAAGAATACTTTATACACGTTGACCTTGCTC